TATCTTTTAAACCTAACTCGGTAGGGTCATATAGACCACCCACCATAGCCATTGCAGCTTTAGGTGCATTCCTACTCATAAACAACTGCGTAGCTTCTAGTATCTCATCTTTCATGGATTTCACTATCTCTGTTGTGCTAGATGTTTCAGCATAACCTGCCAACTTCTTAGCTGCTACTACATCTCCACCTGCTTCATCAAATAAAACAGCTAGAAACTTTTGTTGTCTTTCAGTTAGTTCTCTACTCATTTTAATTTCTTCTTTCTAATTAATAATTTTTCTTGTATTTGAATTACAGGACCATCGTTGCTACCACCACCCACTTTTAATATCTTGGCTACAAGTTTTTTTGCTTCAGTCATGTTTTTTACCGAAAGTTTATGTACCGGATTTTTTTCATTTTTCTTTGCTAATTTTATTTGTCCTTCTGTCAGTAAACCTTTTTTTATTCTTTCATTTTGCATTTGTTTTGTAATAGATAGTGGGATAGGTTTATTAGTTCTTATTTCAACTTTATTTCCTAGTTTATCAGCAGAAGGTTTATTTTTTATTGAGCCAAAGCCTTTACCATCTTTATCTTTAATTGAAATACCTGCTCCAATTTTTTTAAACTTTAACTCACTCATTATGCGATACTTTCTCTAGCAAATTGTCTGTCAACACGAGTAATTAATCTATCGGCTCTGTTAGGAGTTTGTTTATACCAATTACTGTCTTCCATTTCGTCTGCCATTCTTTCCCAATCTAAGTCTTCTACGGCAGCAATCATGTTCTTAAACTTAGATAGTCTAGGTCTACCTAATTGGAAACACATATTAGCTAATACATGTTGTATCTCTTCAGGTAGATTATCAAATTGAGAGAACAATAAGTTACAATCGTTTATAGTTGTTTTAATGTCTCTCTCAAACCAATCATTTACTTGGTCATGTGGTATTTTAGTTCCTATAGGCTTATCGTAGAACTCTTCATCCCATTCAGTAATAAGATGCCCTATACCTCCTGTTAAATGCCCAAGTGAACATCTATATATCTCAAATTTTATGCCTTCATCTTCTGCTAACTCATCCTGTAGTTTTATTAAGTTCATTTCTTCCCCATAATTTTCATAGCCTGACCTGCACCTTTAATACCGAAGGATGCACTAATTGCTATAAATAAAAGATACTGATACCATTCAGGTAGTGTATTCAATACTTCAAAGCCTACTCTTACATATTCAGTCATGCTAGGTATAAATACTAGTATAGCAGGTAAAAGTAAAACTGTCAAGGCAAATTCGTCTTTCCAGCTATTATCTGTAGCATCTGCCATAGTATTTTCCCATTGCACTTCACCTGTCGCTACTTTCTCTGCAACAACTGCTTTAGCTTTAGCCTGTGCTACTTTAGCCTGACCATCTGCTTTGACTTTCTCAACCTTACTGTTCATCCAAGAACTAGCTAGGTTTGCTATAGGTCCTATTAACGCCGTAAACATGTACACTCCTTGTGTTTAAATTTAGTATCAATCCAACATTTACCATAGTACAAGATAAATAACCATACTGTAAATAAAACACCTTCTACGTAACTAAGTTCATTCCATGCATCTAGTATCATACTGTCCATTATAGTCTCCTAGTTCCTTCTTTTTCTTGTCTTTTTCTTAGAGCTTTTACGTGCTTGTTGAATAGATAGTTTCCTAGCTTCAGCAGCGGCTTCGCCAAGTTTAAGTACAATTCGTCTTTTCTCATCTAAATCTCGCCGTTTTTCTAGCAATCTTTTTGGGTTGTTTAGATACTTGTCTATTTCCTCTAGTTGCTTTGCGTTTAGCAGCCGTAGAGGCGGCGTATTCTTGGGGAGAAAGAGCCTTAATTGCCGCTTCAGGTAGATAACGTTCACCGGTAGCTTTTGACCCTTGTGTACTAGGTTTACCACTTTTAGTTCTCCACTTTTGCTTTGTCCAATTTGCTAGTGACTTTTGTGGTGCTTTCATATGCTTCCTTAATTTCTTCTATTGTTCTGTTACATCCTATGCAGACATTCTCTTGCAACGTGCAGATGCCTATACATGGAGTTATAATCTACCTGTCCACTTAGCTACAAACCAAGCTGCTAATCCAGCAAAGAATACAATGATAATAAAACCTATACTGTATCCTACGTATTCCATTATCTCTTCTTGTCGCTTCTGTGCCATCTTTTCTTGATAACGTCTAGACTTTCTTGCTTCAGCTTGAAACTGTTGCCAGTCTTGCCACAATCCCGGTCTGCCTAGATATATCATCATCTGCTTGAGTTCTTCTTCTTTTTCTCTTAACTGCTCAAGAGCCATGAACTCTTCTAAATCTGAACCACCTACACCTTTAGCTTTTTTCTGTTTAGCTTTTTTCTCTAAGCCTTCTTTTGCAAACACAAAATC